GTCCGTGCCAACTGCTTGCATCCAGAAAACACTGTTACGATGACCCGCACCGCTTACACCGAACCCAGTGGGACATATTCCCAAACTGAGATAGGTCGCCAATCCTGTGTCCATAAGACATTGAACCGCATTCTGGCTACAATCTCTGGCAGTCGCCGATGATATTAACACTCCATCGGTAGCAGCCGACCGGAGCACGCTAATCAATCGACAGTGCCAGTCTGGATGTCCGTTGACGGTATCTGCCAACGCACCCCAAGTAGTATAAGCCGTATCGGTGTCAAGTAACCCAGAAGTGCCAATCCCCGGCGCAACGGTGCCAGCTGGTGTATGCAGTGTTATCTCCCTGGTGGTATCATCGACCGTAACCGTAGCCGAAACATTGGTGCCGGTATACCAGATTTCAACGGCAGGAATGGCATCGGCAAGATGCCGAATCATTCGGATACGAGCTATAGCGAGGGCATTTTTAATATCTTTCATAATTCACTCTCCTTTGCTATTAGCCTGTCACTCCGATTAACTGTCCGAACTTGCTCTCTTCGTAAATCTCGAAGCCAAATTCGGTATGCCATTCATCCTTGTAGTAATCCGGGTCGTCATCTTTTTTGATGTCCAGTTTCAATCTGGTGTCACGGTTCTCACCGTTAGCCGACAGCGGACGATACTTGATAAAGTTCTCAATCGGCATTGGAATCAAGAAAGCATAACCCGATAGGTGATCCCCACGAAGGATGTTCTCCTTAGCCAGATGGACATTACCATGTGGGGTAATTATCATTTGCAAATCCACCCCATACTCTTTTGATTTGGGGGAAAGTTGCACTTTATTGATACCCCAGCCGTTGATAGCGCCAAGCACTCGTGGAGAAGCAGCCAACAACCAATCAGCATAATGGTATTCGGAGCAATCCTCTAACAAACTCCAGAATACCGGTTCGGTTAAAATACCATCCACGTCTACCACATGCGAGGTAATGGTTCCATTCAAACCCGCCGAATGACGATAGTAAACACTGGCGGTATCATGGTCTGTCGAAGCACCGGTTCCACCTAAGAGCAGTTGAAGCTCCATCTCCAACTTGTGCTCAATACCGGCGACTCTCTGTTCAAACAACCTATCGTTACCATGATACATGGCAGTAGCCACAGCCGACTTGGTAACCAGAGTTGACTTCTTCATAATCATCGTGTAGAAAGTCTTGAGCACTTCTAAGACCATATTGGCTTCGGGAGCTACTCCATCTTCTCTGCTGGCAGGACCCATGATAAAGGCATCATCACCAGCCAGAAGAGCAGCCGCCGTTGTTCCGCCAACACCCCTTCTCACGGAAGTCAAAGCTCCGGCACTCTCAATCATAACCAGCATTATCTCCCCGGTTCTGGGGATGAAAAGCTGAACACCCCATGTGCCAATAGAGGTGCTAAGATTGAAATATTCACCATGGGCATCCGAAACATCCGGCGTGGTAGCCGCAGCGGTCTCGCCATTCAGGATAGTCACCCAACGTGGAAAAGCTTCCCGTTCCCTGTGGTAAAAAGTTGGGTTATTTACCGGTTTCTTACTTGCTTTCATCGTCATGGTAGTCACGGGTGCCGCCTCCGGCAAAAGTAACCGTATAGCCTCATCCATGTGTAAAATCTTGCTCTGGGCTAAGACTTCATCTACCGAGCGTCTCACTTGTAGTGCCATTTTTAAAATACCTCCCTTTTACAAATTAAATTTCCATTAACGTTTTGCTTCCAATAGTGCCTTGGTCACAATCTCTGCGTCCGTTTGAGGTTTCTCCTCAGTATCAATTACACCCTGCTTGTCAACCTCCGCACCTTTCTTCTTAGCCAAAACGACCTTATCCTCTTCCCGTGCAAGCTCTTTAGCATCTTTCAATGATTCAGGAGCATAAAATCCCCTGACTACTAAATGCACAAGCTCCTGATAGGTAAAGCGACCCGCCTGAATCTGGTCAGCCATCTCTTTTCGTTGAGTTTCGGTTTGCTTATAATCAGAATAGAGTCTCTCCATCTCTTTCTCTATCCTCCCCTGTCTTTCCTTTTCACCTACCCGCTCATCCACCTTGTCTGTGATAAACCTGGTCAATACTTCAGGATCGGTGTATGCTCTCTCAAGAAGCGAAGATTCTTCATCCTCTTTTTTATTGAGGGCATCAATGTCCTTCTTTACCGCATCAGGGTCATCATGTATTCGTTTGACCAGGGTGTCATATTCCAAGCCCTTCTTCCTGAGATCACCAAGTTCGCCTGTCTGTTTTGCTTGCAGGGAATATTGGTTCGCTAAAATCTCGGCTAATTTTTTGGGATTTCCCTTGTGTTGATCGAAAAGTTTCTGAGTTTGGGCTTCGATTCCATCGGGAGCCTTGACTTCGGCTTTCTCCTCCAGTTTCTCAGCCTTCTCTTCAACCTTCTTCGGTAAATCCCCTTCTGGTTTTTCTGGTTCTCCTTCGGGCTTTTCCGGGGATGTTTCCTTTTCCCCAACCATTGCCTTAGTCAAAATTTCGGAGTCCCCTTCCGAACCACCTGGGTCAGAACCACCAACTTTTACTTCTTCTTCTGCCATTTACTCTTCTCCTTTTTCGTTATCCCCCTCTTCTTTTGGGGGGCGAATTAGTCGTTCTAAAAAGTCAATTTCTTGTTGAATACCTTTTTTCTCACCAGCCAACTTTTGCACAGATGGAAAATCCTCACAGCTATCCCATTGTGCATCAATTACCTCTATTCCGGACTTCAGATACTCCTGAAATTTCCGCAGAAACGGTAAGATCGCCGGAGTATTCTTTGCGAGTAATCTCAACTCATCTTGTGTGTCTGGCATAACTAACCTCCTCCTTCAACGGGTGCGGGCATCCCCCCTCCGGGTCGCCCACCCGCCGGACTCTGCAAACCACCCGCCTGAGCCTTATCGAATGGTTGCCCCAACACGTTACCTGGTTCATTAGGCAAAGCCGTCTGTCCTTGCTTGCCCACCTGTTCCATAGCCTCTATTGCCTGCTCGTGTGCCTGTATGTGTCTCTCAAAATTGTCCTGAATACCAACGGGTAATTTGATAAACTCCGGTCTTTCGGTGTAACCCCGGTGAATGGGTATATGCTCTTCATGCTTATCTCTGTTCCCGGGCTCCAAATCCGATCCACCCGTCAGGATTATATTCTCCATCTCAGGCGGAATAGAGTAATCGGTTTTGTCGCCATCCAGTATGAAACGCTCCGGGTCCTTTTCTCTAATTGACCAGAGCTTTTTCAATACCTCCCGGGCATCCGTTATTTGCATAAAGGCAGGGTTTTGAGAAACGATGCTTACCGTTTGCAAGAATTGATTGTCCTTAACGACTCGATTAGCCTCGTATCTTGACCCGATAGGTCTAACGTCAAAGGCACCCTTATGAAAAATGTCCTCCTTGCGACTCTTAAAATATTCATACCCGTGTTTTCCCAAGATTCTGTATTTTACCTCTTCCGTTAAATGAAGTTGCTCCTGATTGTAAACCATGTAGACAATATCAACGATATTCTTTTCCTCGATTTCCCTGGCAACCTCCCCTATCCTACTCGCCCCCCCTTCCGCTACCTGGGAAGCTTCGGTGGCGGTTCTTCGTCCCCCCTGTCGCCATATACCCTGCATGGTATCCCCCACCATCGAGATTCTTTCCATCATAGCCACCTGAAAATTAACCTCTTGGGTAACGGTCTGTGTTACATCGCTGGGGCGCTCGTAATGAATTGCCTTTGTGGGATCACCGAAACGAATACCCAGCATCTTACTGGGGCGAGTCTTAAAGTCCTGTTTTTTGTGAGCAAACAAAATTTCATTTATTATGCCTATGGGATTGACTATGAGATTTATGTTATCCCTTCTTAACCTGACCAACTGATTGATGTCTAATTGCAGATGCTCTATGCCTTCGACTATGCCGACTCCGCTCCACTGGTGATTGGGTTGCACAACAGTCATCTTGGAGAAAGGAAACCCCATCATCTCTTCTTTGTGAACTACCCATTTATTATTTGCAATCACAACCATCGCATTGGGGGTATAGTAGGGAAGCAACTGAACCAAGTTAGCTTCGGATTGCTTTTCAAGCTCATCCTTACCCTCGGTTTTCTGGGAAGCTTCCAAGCCAGGATAGGAATTAGGTTCTATCTTATCTATGTTCTCATAAAAACCAAAAGGGTTCTCTTTAGTCTTTTCCCGCTTCCTCATAGCTGATATATTGGTTTTTGAGAGATACATAAAATAGCGGGAATCATCGAAGTCAGTAGCATGGGGATCAGGATAGGTAAGCAGGGTATCTAAAACCTCTACATCGGGGCGATCAACGGCATCATATATGGGAATCAATTTTATCTCTTGTCTGGTTCGGGGATAACGAAACCTAGAGAGCTTTATTTCCCCCTCTACATCAATTACCTGGGGCATATACCCTTTTTCGATTTTCCATCCCACTCGTGCAATGGCATAATCATAAAGGCTTGCCTGAAAGAGCCAGTTGTTTTTGAAGTGATGTTTCAGGTTCATCTGATGTCTTGAGGCACGATAGGCAAAGAGATTTTCAAACTGCTGAGAGGCATCCTCGTCCCCTTCTTCGGTGGGTTCGATCTTAGCACACGGATCCACCGAAAAGACGGAACCCGCAACTGCCGCAACGAAAGTGTCAACGATGGCACGGGTAACTCCGATCCACACATGAGAACGTCCATCCGTTTTGGCTTTGGGATCTTCCTTTTCCGAAACTCCGGGAACGTATTCTTTCTGAAAGTAAGCCTTCCGATACCGCCTGTTCTTTTCGTTGGGCGTTGTCCTTGCTTGCTTGGCGACAGAATAATCCGCCATAACCAAAGAAATTATGTCCTCATCCTTCATCTTGAGGATGTCGTCCCGATCTTTTTTCTTTACCATAATTTTGAAAATAAAAAAAGGCTGCCTGTCTTATCCTAAAGTGCTTTGGAACTGCACTCCACGGGATAAGACAAACAGCCCGATTCTTTCGGTATCGCTGTTCTTGACTATATATGAAAAATTATGTTAGTTCATTTAGTTTCTATGTCTCATAAAAAACGGTTTCCAGAATAGCTCATAGGTGATTAAAAGTTGAACCACTTTAGCTGTTTTTTCGTTTTTGGGATCATCGGGAATTACTTCTATGGATGCCAACTCCTCAAATATTTCCTTATCTTCCTGTAATTCCTTTTTCTCGTCACTCACTTCAACTTCTCCACTCTTTCTTTCCAATCTTCAGGAAACGTTTTCTTAATACTCTCAATCAAAAGCGAATTTTGAATCGAAACTCGATCAGGGTGATTCGTTATGTCAACGCATTCTTTTTCTTCAAGATGCTTAAAATTAACCTTCACCACCCTCGACTTCTTTGATTTCAAAAGTCTCCCAAGTGGCGAATCCAAAGTTGAAAATTCTGGAATCTTATTATTCACTTCAACTTCTCCATATTCCCATCCCCTCTAAATTTTTTAACCGCACAAATTGATACCAAAAAATTGAAAGCATATAACCAATAAAATCAATTAAATTGAGGCGACTAAGAATTTGCGAATTCTGCGTCCTGGGATCGGTAATGTCAATGTCTAAAATTGGCAACCTGGCAACAAGGTGGCACTTGTAATTTTCGATTGGATGAGTCCACACCTTAAAGACTACACGATACAGACAAGATAATAGAATCCTAAGTTTCGTCACTTCAACTTCTCCACCAATTTTCTATCTTTTTTCCAAATTTAACACCAATGCTTTTTAAAAATTCCTTAAATTCTTCCCTATTCAAACCCCTAAGATACCCCATAACTTCCTTTGCTTCTCTTTCTGTATAGTTTATCAATCTCACTTCAACATCTCCTTCAACTTCTCCATATCTATGCTTCTCTCTCCCCACACATCTTTAACTTTATACGGAACCCCATCCCGAAAAGCAACAGTAAAAGTAAAATTTCCAAAATAACCTCGGTGCGTTTCGGTCTTTTGTGGCAGATGTTTCATCATCGCCCTAAGTATGTCCACAAGTAACGGATAAAGCTTAATCTCATCAGCCAATTATCTCTCCTGAATATGATTGGCAATTTTTGCAATTTGTTCATCGGTGGGAACTTTTTCCCATATATCAAATACTTTCAAGTGATATTTTAAAAGAGGATCAAAGGGTAACTTCCGAAAACATTCCTCACACACAGCAATCATCCCACGACCTACATCATAAAAAGTGTGATGTTCTTTTTTCCAATTCCACCTATCCCCACAATGTAAACAACCAGCGTATGAACCCAACCTGCCCCGCAAATTCAAAAAAAACCTTTTTAACCTATCCAATTATCTCTCCCGTCACCGGGTGATATTTATATTCAGGAAAACCCATATTCCGGGAAACATCCTCAATCGCATAAACACCGCTTGCCGAACCCGGACTAAGAATGTTCACCGCCGTAGCTCTCACCGCATCCATCAAATGATCGAAATAACCGTCCTTCACAATCTCCTCTCCCTTGCCCTCCTTCGGATTCCGATGATACCCACCACACAAAGCCTCAATGGAAATACTATTCCTGTCATCCACCAACATTCCATACTCCCCATCCTTGCGAAGCAACATCTTGTGACGAATCAATTTCACGCCGTCAAATACGTTGGTGATCGGAGAAATCTCAGGAGCCAAACCCTTACTAATCATAATCTTCAAATCCGTATTGAGATTCTCATCTCTTGCCTTCTCATCAACGTGCCGAGCATCATGCGGAACAAAATCCCGAATCATAGCATTCGGAAAATTCGCCTGAGTCAAATCAACAATGTAATCAATGTAATCAAAAAGGTTGATGTCGTATCCTAAACTTTCTTTATATAACCACAACCACCGATCCTTGTTGTCGATACAACTGAAATGACACGCCGGTCGATGATAACCCATATCCCAGCCCCGATACAATACCCAAGTCTTGTTCCATTTCAGCCGCACAGCTTGAGCCATATTAAAATCAGCATAAACAGGCTTGCCCTCCATCGTGGTAAAATTAATCTCATACTCCCGCTCCCATCCCTCCTGCGGCATACCCCTCCGAACGTTCTCATGCCAAACCCGACCCCGCTCAGTCGCCGGATCCTTGTCCGGGTCAGCCGTGTAATGCAACCGAACTACCGCAAAATCATTCCTGGGATTCTTCTTGAAAGTGACACCCCTCATAGCTCCAACCCCTTCTTCATGTAATCCAACTTCTCCTCCACATCACCCAAAATCTTATCAATCTCCCTGCTTATTTTCAATGTCTTAATCCCAAAAATAATTACCACCACTAATGCCAAAGAACAAAATATTATTGCAAAAATAGTCATGGGATTTACTCCTTCTTCGTAAAAGCATCCGCAAACAAACCCTTTGGATCAGGTTCAAGCCTCACAATCTTTTCGTCCATCGAAATAGTCCGACCAAATCGAATCGGTCTTCGCCTACGCCGAAAAATAAAACGCCAAATTCGCCTAAGTCTATTTATCATAATCACCCAAAATCTTATCAATCTCCCTACAACTTTGCCATATCTTAACCCCACAAATAATTACCACCAATAACGCCACAGAAAGGAAGATTGTTTCAAATATTATCATATCCCCAACTCCCGCTTCTTAGCCTTTACCTCCTCCGCCGTTCCACTAAAAACACCAAGACGCTCCCCCTCCAAAGAAGTCACAAGCCAACAGTCATTCCCCGAATGCGGATCAAGAATAATCTGACCCACCCGGAGAGACCTTACAAAAGCAGTCCCCATTAAAGCGTTTATGTCAATGTCATTGTCAGCCATTCAAAATCTCCCGCTTCTTAGCCTCAACCTGTTCCCTAGTCCCCCGAAAAATATAGGCGCTACCATAATGTCGCCTACCCGTAATGTGAAATCACCGTCACTCTTCATCAAATACCAACCTCTTGAAAAAGTTCGGTCCGTTGGCACTACTCACCCCAGTATACCGCCCACCACCATCAATAGTCGGCTTAGACGCTATATAAGCCTTCTCCGCCTCTTCTTGAAATGCCATCTCATCCGAATAAATCGCCGTGCAAGTTTCTTGTCTTATACTGTCCGCTCCCTGAGGAACACCCTCAATCACCGAATCCAACCCGTCGAATCTCAACCGACAATAAGTATACCGAAACTCAGGAACCATTAGAGGTAACTGCTTGCAAATAAAATGAACACGCTGAATTAACTTGTCCGCCTTCTCCTCCTTCTGAGATTGAAAGTAAATAAATCGACCCCGATTAGTTATAGCTAACCATAAATGACAGGCAACCATACACCAGGAAACTAAAATTTGACGACTCTTGGGAACAAGAAGCTTGGGCTCACGTAACCAAACCGAAACCAAAAAATGCAAGTAACTTTTCGATGGGAATAGTTTAATAGGATGAAGGGCGTCATGGGGGTCGGTGGTATAGACGAAGGTGGTCAAGAAGTGCCACGGGTCAAGCATCGCCTTCAACCAATTCAACTCTAACCGATCTTTGTTCCATGATTCCCAGTGCTTAGTCATTCCTTATCCTTCTCTAAGACTACGGACTCAACAAGAACCCTACCAACACAAACAGACCCAAGTTCAAGAAATCTCTTATATACTAAACGATCTGTATAATCCCTACATTCATCAATGGACTCCACAAGATAAGATTCACCCGTTGCTATATTGCTTATCCTGGTTGTCATGTCTTGTCCTCTAATAATACCTGAGTTACAGCTTCATCCTTTGCGGCCCCGTCCTTCTTCTCTGCTTCTTTGATAGCTCGATCCAAGTCCTTGGTGTCCTTTAGGTGCTTAAACTGATCCGGTGTCCAAGTCTCTCGCTTGGTCACATCCACACGGAGACCCTCCTTCTCCTTGCGTATCTGCTCAAGGTATTCACGCTTCACCTTCAATGTGTCCAAGTCCGTAGCACCTTCGAGCCTCTTTAAATCCCTCTCCAACATCTGAACCCTTAAGGTCTTGTTAGCTAAGGGGATATGATCTTCGAGATGGGTGTTGAGATATTCACGCTTTGCCCGGATTTCTTCTTTCTTCCGAGAATAATAGTTGATCGTATGCTCAGTGATCTCAATATTGTAACCTTCATGTAATTCTTCAAGTATCTTATCCCAAGACACAAACTCTGCAAGTCTTGTAATTATAAGCTCCTTGTGTTCATGTTCTAACTTGGGACCGAATTTACTCACTTTTTTGTTATTTGTCTCTTTTTCGTCCAATTTCCCTCTTTTTCTCCATGAATAGGGTTAATTGCTCCAATTCTCTGTCTTTTACGGGTATTTGCTCGTTGTATCGTTCAAAGACTTTAGATTTCTTTAGTGAGTCAAGCTTCACGTAGTATAGCTCCTATCAGATTCTTTTCATCTTTACACTTCATCCGGGCTTCTTTGATATACGGAGTAACACCTGCTTCATGTTCAGCGATACGTTTAGCATACCCGAAAGGGTTTATTTTACCTTCACCATTAACTGAATTGATCCAGGTTAGAAGTGCTTCATAGAATTTGAACCCATAGATCCCTCTTTTGGTGTTGCCTAAGAGCAAGGATATTTGGCTATCAATAATTGGTTCTTTAAACTTTTCAAGCCACTTGGTTTTGATTTGCTCCCGGAACTGGATTTCTTTTTGTCTTTCTTTCGCTAACAGGTTTTGTAGTTTGGGTGGGAGGGTTGGGTTTAGGTTTTGACTATCTTTAAGAGAACGAGTAGAGAGAACCGAGTTGTCCACATTTTTTTGTGGACAACTCGCCGGTGTTTCTTTTAATCTCTTTTCTTCTTTTACTTCTTTAAAACCTTCTTCGGGCTTGTAAGTTATTGGTTTTAAGGAACTTCGTTGTAATCTTGTCCCCTTTGTTGTCCCCAATCTTGTCCCCTGGTTTTCCTGTTGCTTCTGGTAACTCTCCCATTTACATATCTTTAGGCGAGAAGACTTTGTCCCCAATCTTGTCCCCTTTTCTGTCCCCACTTCAAGTAATTTATTAACTGATTGAAGGAACTTGATGTAGTTGTGGGTTTTATGTCGTCCCCAATGCCATGTTTCAGCCAAACATCTTATCGTTAATCGATGCGGTATGATCCCAGTTTTCCAATCTGCGGACAAAAGAAGGTAGAGAAAAGCGGACCTCTTATCAAAGGGTTCGTCTCCGTCCCAGATCTCTGGATCGTCTTTGATCTTTCGCCAGATTTTTACAAAGCCGGAATTAGTCAATTAAAATACCTACGAAAACATTATTTGTGTCCTCGTAGGCATTTTGTCCCTCACTTTGAACTACGCAAACAGAATAATCTTTATTTGAATCTTGTCTAGTCTTTTTTTCAAATATCTTAATTTTTCTTTCGTATGTATAAATGCTATGAGATTCAAGATAGCTTGGAAAATAATCTTTGGGTTCTTTGCTTTGGCTTTTATAGTTCACCTGATTCTGGGGTGTGAGGGGAAACAGGGTCCCACCGGACCACAAGGACCTGCTGGAGTTTCGCTGATCAAAGAATATACCGGAACAATTCCGTTTGATGGTCATCACGTTTTAAAGGTTCCCGAAATTACTGGTAAGCGAAACACAACTTTTGTGATGGCCTATTGGACTTTTTCAACAACTCCCGATAGTTGGACCCCCATGGCAGATGGTTGGTTAGATAACGTTGATTATGCAAAGATGTTTTGTGTCTCTTGGACTCACGGTGAAGTGTTCCTTATTGGAATGCTCAAAGACGATCTTTATTTATTACAGGTGTTTGAACATGATTAGGGTTTCTGTGTATTTTGAAAAAAGTGCTTGACAAATTTAGGTTTCTGCCGTATAATATAGTGTAAGACAAAATGGAGTGAATGATGCTTTTTTATTTGTGGGTTAAAAATCTTGGTGGTGATAGATTAGGTGAACGTTTGCATTGTTCACTCCAGCCTAATCTTGATCCACCTTTTTTATGGAGTGAACGATGCAACTATCAAAAACCTTACAGGAGCAGGTCCATAGACTTGCCCATCGCTATGGCAACGGGCAAGGCGAGGACTTTGCTCAAGAGTGCTTCTTGGTCTTGTGGCAGAGACCAGAAGAAGAATCCGAATTTGCTTTAAGAATTGCCCGGCAGACTATTCTTAACCTTCTTCGCAGAGAAGAAATCCGGGCATCTGCTATGTCAACATCCGATCCTGACTTTGTAGAAGTCTGCTATGATGACCGGGTGGTGGACGTAGACAAATACGTGGAGAACATCCACTGTGGACGCTTGCAGGCTATTGTGGATGACCACGTAGACAAGGTTAAGCTATCGAATGCCAACAAGCTCTATCTTGGTCATCACCGACAAGAACTTGACCGTAGCTTTGAGAAGTATTTGAAGCCGATGTCTACCTGGATGATCTTAGTGAATAAGATCGAACCGTTCAGGCGGTCTTTAAAGAAACTGAAACGGGATGGTCAAAGATTGGCAATGTTGCGGGCACAGTAAGAATTTAAAGCCCCATTCAAAAAATTGGGTGGGGCTTTATTTTTTTTGACACCGTTTCCGTTTGAGATCGTATAGTATAGTGAAGGCAAAAGAGAAAGCCTTTAAGGATTGACAGACTCTTTGCCTAACCGGTTAGCCTCGCATATCAACAACGATCTGAAACGAGGTTTGATTGATAGATGACGTGACAGTTGTCTTGAAAGCTTTCTGTTCTTTGAGTAGGTTAGACCCTTAGCAGACGCTCAAAGTATTTCAAAATAAGGTCAATTGTAGCGGTGCAGATCCGATTACGCCAGCCGGCTGGAGATTACTTAAAAGGTGATTTTTCTGCAAGGTTCAATTTGAAAACAAAGAAGCCCCGATTCAGAGAAATTAAAAAGCTCGAAAGGATCGGGGCTTTTTAAATTTAAAGGTTAAAATAATGAAAAAAGACAAGTGGATTAAACGGTGGCAAATTCAAGGCTCAAATGATAAAACTTGGACTGTGGCAATAGATAAAGATGGGAATTATGGGTGTAGTTGTCCACGTTGGAAATTCCACCGTGAAGAATGTCATCACATAAAAGCGGTGAAAATGGGTTTAGGTTCTGAGGTTACACAACAAAAAAAACCTGAATATGTTTTAGCAAAAGTCAACAAGCCGATTTATGACAAAGGGATTAACAGGCTTTTGATTCCCCTTATTGGACTACCTGATGCTATGGTAATGCAGGCTACAATTTGCTTTTATATGTTAAAGTATGGTTTTTCTATGAGTGAAATTCGCAGGATAAGAAAAATTCCCCAACAGTGGTCAGCGAAAGCTATTATGCAACACATTGAAGATCACGGTGAAGCTGAATATCCAAAGGGTTGGTATGAACATTAACCGCCGTCTAACTAAAACCGAACGCAAGGACAACTGGACTGAAAGCAGATTCAGAGACAAGCTACGTAAATTAAGGAAAAGGCTTGGCTGTAATTTTATCACCGTCAAACCACGAGGCGGATTCAGGAAAACCTTTTCCTTAGTCTATCTATTTGATCCACGTCTGCCTTATGTTGTGAATAAAGGCGAGACGGCTTTTTATGTGAAAGGAATAAATGCTTGAAATCCTCGGCTTCATCGTAGTCTTTGCCGTTGCCTTGCTGTTAATGTCTTGGCTGGTGGGGGTGTTTAAGGATTTGTTCAGATAAGGTGAATTGCTATTTCTTTTCTAAGGTTAAGGATTTCGCTTGACAGGTTTTTGAGCAGTCTTTATATTGAATCTCTGGAGGAGGTAAATGGAATGACGGATTCAAAAGAGAAGGCGACCTCAATTCAAGATTACATTACCAACAAGGCTTGTGGTTCCAAAGGGCAGAAGGTCGCTTTCCGCCTTGAGTTCGCCATCGGTCTTGTTGGTTTTTTAATTATAGGGGAAACAAGACCTTATTGGTTAAGTTTTTAAACGGTAAGGATTTATGGGGATGTGCCGATTATGTATAGTGATAGTCCTGGAAATTAGGAATGGGGGAGCAAGTCAAGGAGACAGAAATGGTTTATAAGCCTAAGGCTTGTAGTTTGAACCGTTATATGATTTGCAAAATGCTGATTCAGCTTTTCCCAGGGCTAAGTCCAGAAGAAGCCGAAAACAAAAGACAGGAACTGTTAAAAAATGGTGAACTTTTACCTTATCCCTCAACGAACAGGCTTGATCCTGAAAATACTATGTGTGTGGGAACTGATAGTTGGGATGCCTATGAGGTTAAGGTTCTTCACCAAGACGAGGAGGCACGAAAAAGAATGCTCCTGCGGACCAACGAAAAACTGGATAAGCTCAACACAATTTTGGAAAAGTTGGAAAAGACGCTTGACGAGCTTCCAGATAAAATGGCGAAAAAGCTGGTGGAGCAAAGAGAGGAAGAGCGGAAAAAGGAGTTATGGGGTGAATGAAGGGTTTACATCATACATTATGTAAACTAAACGCTGAGAACATATAAAAAGAAAAAGCCACGAGAGGCTTTGAGATTTCCGCTAAAAAATCTTTTTTAAAAGCTCAGCGACCTAAACCACCGAACCTTTTTGTCCTCGTAGGCTTTTTCTATTTTTAATATACGGAGTGAAACTAAGTTTGTCAAGAACTTTTTTGATTTTTTTAATATGAGGGGGGATGCCGGACATCTCGAAAGGTCCTCGTAGGCTGATCGAGGAGAAAGCTTCCCCCCTACCGGAAAGATGCACCTACCCCCTAAAATCAAAGCCAGGCGGGCAAAGAAGCCCGTAGGCGAACGATCAAAGAAGGAGGTATAATGAGAGACGACACAAGATCAAAACTCATCTTCTGGGCTGTTATTGCGATATTGTATCATTTAGCGAAATGGTTTTGCAGTCTGGGATGCTTTGAATTTGCAGGTTAGGCTGGGTAAAAGATAACCACTCGACTATCCCCGCAGAGCGGGGGAAAGGAGATTGAAAGATGGAATATTATAATATGGATGGAACTGAATTTAAGGGGGATACCGTTGCTTGGGGTAAGGAATTTGAGAAAATAGATCGCAAGATAGCATTGGACAAGCTCCCAAATGGCAAAATTGTTTCAACGGTGTTTTTGAGTATAGATCATAATTTTTCGGGTCAAGGAAAACCTTTACTTTTTGAGACGATGGTTTTTCCCAATGATAAGGATATGGGGGATTTAGATTGCGACAGATACCCAACTAAAGAAGATGCCCTTGTGGGACACAAGAAAATGGTGGAGAAGTGGCAAGAACAGTAGATTGGTTTACCCCTTCAAGTTGGACTCACCTCCTTCTTGAGACCCCTTGGCGGATCGGCTTTTTTCAGGTCACCCCAATTGTCCGGTCCGCCCTGGGGGGAAAATCGAAGATCAATAGATAGAATCGGAGGTATGAGATGGGAAAAATTGTAGAAAGGTTGGAGTTTGTAGCGGAGCATATTAGTAACAAAGAATTAATGAAGGATCGACTTAGGTACGCTGGCGAAGCCATCGAATCCGAGTTTAAGGCACAGGCGGATCACAACAAGATCAGATTTCAAGAAATTCAAGTCGAGATTAATGCACTGAAGAAACGTATTCCCGACTATACAAAATGGCATGATGTTGATAAGTTCTATCCCCCAGACACCCTTGAAAAAGAAGAAGATAGAACTGAAGTTGGGAGAACCGGACAACCAGAAGACCTTGTTGATGTCCCCACCGACAAGGACGGCAAGTTCAAATATATCTATTATGCTTGTGCGGGTGAAGAATGCCAAAAAGCAGTAGAGCCATTTGGCTTTGTGCTTGCTTGTAATGTTCCTCAAGATACTATCAAAAGTTGGTGTCCCGTATGCCACAAATACCTAATCTTTAAGGGAGACCTTAAAAAAACCCTCCCCACCGACAAGGATGAACCATTCCAGGTGGGGGATACGATAGCCTTTCGTCTTAATGGCGATATACGGATTGTTTTGGAGGTAAAACCAAATAACCTTATGAAATTAATGAATGTGCCAGGCGGAGATATACGAAGGACACCTGGTCACTCAGACAACTATACGCTTGTCTACCGCCCCAAACATGAGAGCTGAGCATGGCTGAAACCTTAAAGACAAAAAAAGAATTGAGGCGTTACGAAGAGATCAACAAGGTCGGAACGACCACCCAAAAGATAGCTGACCTTGTTGAAAAGGCGGCAGAAGAACTTAAACTTTTATTGGGAAAGAAACCATGAGAGAGATAAAATTCAGGGCTTGGCATAAATCCACAAAAACTATGTTTTTTGTTAAGGTAATTACGATGACATCCAAGGGAGTTTTTGCCTGTTTTCTGACGGATGAGATTTCAAGTCGTGATGTAAACCCTGATGAAATTGAACTTCTTCAGTTCACCGGTCTCTGCGACAAGAAGGGAAAAGAGATTTATGACAAAGACAAATTAATGTATCCAGGTAAGCCTTGCATGCTTTCTGGTGAATGGTTAGTAAGGTGGTATAAAGCAGGCTGGGTAATACAAGCCGAGGAAGGAACAATTATTCCACTCTACAAAAACAATGAAGACTTAGAGCTTTTAAAGGAGAAACCATGAACTCCGGAACTGGATTGCCGGAAAGGTCGAGGAGATTGTGAAAGGGATAAAAGGATTAAAGGAGAAACCATGAGAGAGATAAAATTCAGGCTTCGCATTGGGGATGAGATTGTCGGGTATGAAAAGTGGCGAGATGATACTGTGGTTGAGCCTTCCTATGGTTGTTGGTGGGTGTATTCAAGAGACAACGAAATGTGGTCGGCAGGTTCTATTTCCCACACCGACAAAGATCAGTTCACCGGTCTCTGCGACAAGAAGGGAAAAGAGATTTATGAGGGGGATATTCTTCAAGACACATATATCATTAACAACCAAGAACATAAATCTCGGACCATGCAAGTTTTGTGGATTCCTGAGGATTGTTGTTTTGGATTAAAGCCATCGACTCCGTATGATTATTCACCCTTAAATTCTAATAAACACAGAGAAATCATCGGCGATGTGTTTCAAAATAAGGATTTATTAAAGGAAAAACCATGAACTTCACGAGAGGCTTCGATGTGGTCCAATCCCTTCCCTTACAGCCCTATATATCTACTTTCTTATCGGAGCCTCTCTTTCCTGCCCTTTTGAAGAGGATTGAATTATGATAAGCTTGGTTCAATGTAAAAATTGTGCATCCTTTGATAGGGACTTATCCCGATGTCCTGAAAAAGGGGAGCATGTTTCTGCAGGTCGAAAGAGACAGTGTTCTCTATTCGGTTTCGCTAAAGTGATAAAACAAAGAGGGCGGTTGCCTACGATAAAGGGGTTCTGGCAGAACTTGTTGAAAGGCGAAGAAGAGAAGAAGCAGAAAAGACGGAGGATTGAATTATGAGAACAAAAGAAGAGATATTGGAAGAAATGAAGAGGTATTATGACAGCAAGGATTCGTTTCTGCTTGAAGTCCTTATCGACATCCGGGACTTGTTGAAAGAATATGTTCATCCAGATATGAGGGTTTCTAAAAACAAGTATCCGGTGAGTGAAGCTAAAAAGGATAAATGAGTTTTGGTCGAGACATCCGGGTCTGACGGAGAAAGGAAACAGACCTGCGGAGCCTGGCAACTTCGCAATATAAAAAGGATACGATGAAAAGTAACACGGACATCAAATTGAAGCCACAATGGCATTACCCTACCGTAGCCGTTGAGATCCGGCGGGTGGCTTGACCAAGAAAATAGAAAGGAGAACAAAGTGGCAAAGCAAAAAGTTAAAGTCGGACAGGAAGTTAAGAATAAATGTCCGGTGTGTGGTCGAAAAGGAACAAGGCTTATCGATCTTTGTCTTGAAGATACCACATTGGCTAAATTACATAATTACAAAAGACTTGAATTTGAATGTGGGTCCTGTTTTACCGAGTTCTGGTTTCGTCCCCGCACTGGCAAGATCACCGTTAAAAAAGTAGACAAAACCTATGTGGCATGACGAAGATTACTACCCACTATTTTTAGTCATAGCCTTCGGCTTTTTAGGCTGGGGAATGCTATGTCTGGGAGGATAAGTAATGGACAAAAAAATAGTTAAGGTCATAGGCACAATTATCTTTGAGGATAATGTTGTCTTTGATATTTCAGGGGAAAACGTGGAGGATGTGACGGGTCGGATGGAGAACTTAGAAGAAGAGGATTTTAAGGGTGGATCGGTAACGATAGAATAGACCTTGAAAGGAGGTGAGAGAAGATATGGAGTTAGATATTACAAAAACAATACCAGAAAAAATTCCTCAAAGAATTTTAGAATCTCTGGGGGCTTATGTGAATGAAAGAAGACCAACTGGTGGTTTTTTACGTGCTATCCTTGAAAACAACCTGATGGAAGCTATGGGAAGAGCAGACGAAGATAACCGTCAATGTCTATTTCATATTGTTAGCTATATCTACAATGAGTTACCAATGGATTGTTGGGGATCACCAGAAAAAGTAAGGGATTGGTTGAATGCAAAAAAGACATAACAAGAGCGGGTCTCCTCGCTCAAGGAAACCCGCCCTGTCAACCGTTCACATTTAATCTACGAAAGGAGAGATGGAAATGGCAAGTGAAACTTTAGCAGGGCTTAAAGAATGGATGGAAGCACTCGAAACCTCAGCGAACAGACTTACTTATTTAAGAGATCAAATCAAAGAAGAATTTGATCTCCCCCAACTGAAGGATCAGCTTTTGACCTTGCCCGGACAAATCAAGAAAACCCAGATCGTTGCTCTTCAGAAGAAGGCTGAGCTAACGGAAGCTGAGCAAGGTATGAAACAATGGGAAGCAACGGTAATTTATGAGATCAACAATGAATTAGGTGCTAACGGAAAACCTAAGTTTTCCAATGAACCAGCCCGAAAGGCAGAACTCATTATTAGATTAACTGGTAGTGAGGAGTATATAAACTTAAAGGAACAACGTTCTGCAATCGAATTCAAGGTCTGGGAATCTGAGGCTGAGGTCGATAAGCTCCGCAACGATTTTAGGTCAAGGCTGGCAATTAAAGATTTGATCGTGGCGGAGCTAAACCTTTATACCAAATGATAGGAGGTGAGAAGAAGATGTCGTTAGTTAAAAAGAAAAAGAAAATATCTAAATCTTCATCAAAATCTATACCCGCCAAATTAGAATGTTGTCATGGTTGCAATGGTAAGGGCTGGGTAGATTCGCAACTTCATGGTGCACAACTATGTCCAATTTGCAATGGAAGCGGAAAAATTATAAACAGAGACATTTTACAAACACCATGGAAAACCTCTTGTTTTGTGGCAACTTATCATATTCCAGAGTAACAAATTTTTAGGAAAGGAGAAAATGATGGCTAAGAAAAAAGATGTAAAGTGGGAGTCTGTAAAAGATGAAAAGGACATGACCTTCTTGGAGAACATTGAGGCAAAGAAAACGGAAGAACCCATTGGCAAAGAGCTTACAGTATTAACCGGCAATCTTCCGGTGGGTGTAACCGAAGAGGATTTAAGGAAAAGCTTTGAGGAGGATTTGCATGATACTATGGATGGTGTCATTCCTTATCTTCCCCAAATCAAAATCCTGCCCGGCGGGGTAAATCTATTTGAGATGCCCTCGGATGAAACCGGAGAAGCCAAAACCGTTTCTGAGATTGTGGGTATAATCGGAGATCACCATAATTGTAATGCTTTTTGGGAAAAACCGTTTTCTGAAACAGGGGGTGGTGTTTCTCCCAACTGCTCTTCTTTGAATGGTAGGAGGGGAACTGATGGCTCCGGGGCTTTGACTCACTGCTTGACTTGTCAACGCAATCAATTTGGCAGTGGCAAGGATGGGAAGGGCAAAGCCTGCAAGAACATGAAACGAATCCATCTTTTCTTGGATGATGAGACGGTTCCCTATCGGCTCACCTTGTCAGCTACTTCTATTAAGGTGGCGGATGAATTCTTCACAAAAATAGCGAGTTTAGCGAGAAAGGGTGTTTCTATGAGAACCAACAAGGTGAAAATCACCCTTGAAAAAACACAAAACGCTGATGGAATCCCCTATTCCCGAATCAAATTTGCCCTTGCCGAACCCATAGAGATGGCACGCTATTGGGAGATTAAGGAATTCATCAAACATTATCGTTCACAGATTAGAGGACAGGAAATCGTAAAGCCCGAATCCACCGATGAAAACGGATCCCCCAGCTTCAACACAGAGGAGCTTGACAAATGAAAAAGCCCTGTCCTATCTGTGGTGATCTCTGTGATCCTGTAACCGATGAGCATGACAATCCATTCAGGAGAGTCGGTCTTGGCACTGCCTATTTTTGTGAGGGGTGTGGGAAGCACTGGTATGATGGGATGCAGAAGAGAAGAAGGGCACTCTTAGAGGAACAGCCCGCACCGGAACACTAAAATCTTGTAGTCTGATCCCAGACGGTTGGGGGTAGGACTACTTGACTGGGGTTCGCCGTGCGGTCATGCTTATACTTCCCGAAGGCGCCAATGGGAATATAGGTTCAATCCTGCCGGCGAGCCCCTTAAAAGAAAGAGAGAAAAAGGATGATTAAATGTGATTTCTGTAAGGCTGAGACACTTAGTCTAAGGGATAGGTGGATTCGGTTTTCCATAAAGAGAAAAGGTAAACCGAAAATAGTGGTCGTTGGATGTTCTAAACATGAAAGCAAAGCTTCTACAGAGTTCCATAAACTATTGGATGGAATGTGATTAACCCTTTCAGGTGCACCGCCTGCTGTGGCGTTCTGGCGCCAGGTTGAAATTGCCGAGCCAGAAGTGGCACTGCTCTCAGGGCAGACAATAAGCAGACAGCCCGGAGTGGGTTGGGAAGCCCATCGGCGGGCGGTGCCCTGAAAATAAGGAGAAAAGATGCCGTTTCAAGGTTTTAATAAATGCGGTAGATGTAGAAAGGCTGGAAGAAGAGGGATTTATCCCCAATCAGAATTAAAGCTTGAAATCGTTAACAAGAAACTCAAAGTAACTTGTCCGCATGGACACACATGGTATTCTAAAAGTAAGTCGGCAAACAGGTATATCCGGCGTATGGACGAGGCGGTGTCCTGACTTGTAGTGAACGAAGTGAACCTGAAAAAGAGAGGAGAGAAAGGATGATTAGTTCAATAATTTTGGGGCTATGTTTGTGGGTTATGCTTTTTTTCGCTTTCATGCTCTTCAGAAATCAAAAAGTATTTAAAGAGAGAATGAGAGTCCTCGATATTATTTCCCAATATGCAAAGATGGACATAAGGAACCAGAAGGACTATGACTGGCGGTATAAGGAATTTGACACGATTCCTTATAATCGAATGTTTTACCGATTTTGGATTCCCGTTAAGGAGTTCTTCAAAGAGATGGATTGTATTAAACCATTCAGAGGCCAATCCCATGCCCAAAAAGAGGAACCATGCACTTCACAGAAACAGATGAAGTAAGACTCAAAGCCATTGCAATAGATACAGACAGCATAGAATCCGTTGATAAAGCTAAAGTCAAAGCGATTATAAAAGACATAGAGGCTGGCAAGGGTTATGAGCCGGTAGAAGTAAAGCATGACATCGATCACGATACTTATACCCTGACTAAAGGCTTAGAGACCTACCTGGCTTGCTGGCAGTTGGGGCGTAAATGGATTGAAGCTGAGATTAGTTTTTGAAAGGAGGGGAAATGAAAAAGGTTGAGAGCGAAAAATCCCTGTCTGAAATGAGCTATGACGAACTTTTCCATAAACTCAAAGAGGCGTGTGAAATGTATGATATGAGCTACCATGAAATTATGCCCACCCTCACCGAACAAGTCAGGGAAAGAGTTCAAGCCATTTTCAATGAGTTTGCGAGAACGAAGTTTATTGAGATAAAGAAAAAGTGAAACCCGAAACCGAGGGGAGGTGAAAAAGATGAAGAAGATGCTTTTGTTGGTGTTGTTTTTTATCCTTGTGTTTGCACATCCATGGGAGACACAGGCGACAGAAGACAATAGGGGGCATCCCTGGGATGGGGATCGTGTGGTGGTGGAGAAGACCACTGAGTGTGATCGCGACGTATTCAGTTTTACTATCCCATCCGTAGTTATGGATATTATTGCTCCGTTTTTGGTGCCAAACGGCAGATGCCCTGGGGAGAAGATCTGTCGCTGGATTCATTATAATGAGCATGGGTGGGTTTGGGAGTGTGGCTGCATTCGTGGCAATTTGAAGTAGGGGAAGTGATGTCTTTAGAACTAAAGAGAAGCTATCAGAGAAATCTTGGGCTTAGTGTAATCTTGGCTGGGTTATTTTATATCACTTTGATGGTCGGCATCTTGCTTTTTATCAAATTCCAGGGCACTACGGATGAGCCAAGTCTCAGGACAATCACCATAGCCTCATTGATTAGACCGCCACTGATAATCATTGAAGATAGTCCGGTAGAACATCTGGGGGCGGGTGGGAAACCTGCCCCCGTTCTAAAAGCTCAATCTGTCGATGTTCGGATCGGGAAGCCTTATCGTGGGGAAGTCTATCCGACTCTGATCTTTGATCAGGGCGTGGATGGAGCGGCAGGGTCCAATGAGAATGGCTGGGTTAAGATTATCAGCCCAAAGGGTAATGTTGAGGTATTGGGATTGCCGAGATGTCGGCATGTGGTTATACCCGAATACCCCAAGTCAGCAAAGAAAGATAGTGTTGAAGCTGAGGTGTGGGTGGAAATCAAGATAAATCCAGAAGGAAAGATTATAAAGATTTATGCAAAAGAATCTGTGGCTGGATACGATTTTGCAAAGGCGGTGGTGAAAGCAGTCGAGCAGTGGGAATACTGTCCGGGGACGAATTCTTTGGCAGTGCGAAGTGGTTTTATCATGGAGTTTAGACTAAAAAGTTAAAGATAATTCTTTGGTAGGTAAAACGAGAGGGCGGGTCTCTGGGGAGAAAGACTAAATGACCAAGCTGAAAGAGTGGGAAAACACAATCCAGTGTATCGACTGTCTTGAAGGTATGGCTCAGTTGCCCGATGGGTGCGTGGATCTGGTGGTGACAAGTCCGCCGTATTATATGTTTAAAGAATATGAGCAATATAAAAATTACAGGGAATATCTTGAGTTTCTTTATGCTATGACAGATGAATGTATTCGACTAATTAGACCTGGCCGCCATATTATAATTAACATAGATGATGCACACCACACGATTAGTTCTGATGGAAATGAATGTTTTCCAAGCCATGCACTATTGACATCACACTTATGGCGAGATGAGCGTATCCGTTTCAAGGATACTGTAATTTGGAATAAGATAAGACAGGCACACCAACGGGGGGATGGTAAGAGCGTTCTTTATGGTAGCTATCCTTATCCGAACGGAATTCCAATAAAGAATAATTGTGAATTTGTGATTGTGGCTGCCAAGCGAGGAAAACCGGATTATCCCATACAAGAAATAAAAGATCAATCAAAAATAAACTGGGACTTTTTTAGGGAATATTGCTCTTCGCCGTGGACGATCCCCGCAGAGAGAAATAGAATTCATCCAGCGCCGTTTCCTGAAGAGTTTGCCCGTGTATGTGTTTCTCTTTTTAGTTTTGTAGGTGAAATTGTTTTAGATTGTTGTGCTGGCGGAGGCACCACGGCCGTAGCCGCCAAACAGCTTAACCGCCGGTTCATCGGGTTTGAGATCAATCAGAAGTATGTGGACATTGCCAATGAGAGATTGAAACAGGAGGTAATGAATTTATGATTAATTGTGCTATGCGTGATTGCGATCATAATGACTATGGGTTTTGTAAACTTTCAGATACTGGTGGTGAAGAACCCGAAATAGACGGTGATCTGTCATGCGGTTCTTATGAGACAAAACAGGTTGAGTTTGAACGCCTAAAAACAAAAGAATTTATAAAATTACGACAGTGGAATCGAGTTATATCGAAAGGCTGAATCAGGAGGTCTTTGCTCTATGATTAAACTCAGCAAGGTTAAGACCAGAAAAGAAAAAGAGCTGGATCGAATCAAGGCGTTGGCAGAGAAGGGGAACGTAGCTGCCATGAGAACCCTGTATAGGGTGTGGGGCTGGAAGAAAATCAAGGTCGATGGGAAACTTGTTGATTTAGAGAAGCTATAATCGGGGCAAGCTGATCGGAGGTGAAGGATGAAAACAGAATATAGATTCATACACTTTGAAGAGGCTTTAGAGCTTTGGCGATGTGTTAATAGTAAACACAAAAACCTATTGGGGACAGTGGAATGGTATCTACCATGGAAATTGTTTTGTTTCTTCCCAGAACTAAATACGGCTTTCAGTAAGGATTGCTTGGAGGATATTTGCGACTTCATTAAACAACTTGGAGGCAAAGATGAAAAGAGAAGTTGATTACAAAAAGGCATGGAAAAAAGCAATGGTGGAATTAACTAAGTTAATTGAATTCCATGAATGTTATGCTGGTGGATATGGTGCAATTGAGTTAAGGGAACTTAGGGAGACAATGAAGAAAATCCGCAAGCAATGCACAAAGAAAAAGCGGGAGGGATGATGAGCAAGAAGATATTGGTGATTGACGAAACGAAATTCAAGGAACAGCTTGGTTGCTTTAATCTTGCAGAACCAGACGGGAATTTTGTGGAAGAAGATGATATATTCAAAGCCCTTAAAAGTAGTGAACTTGATGTGATCAGGTTTGAGGCGGAGGTTAGTGGTATACGTTACTCTATTCGAACTGCTAAAACGCTACGTCAGCACATTGAGTTGAAAATCGATACAGAGATTGAGGACATTAAACGTGGCGACAGGCTCCAAGTCTTTGTCCTCAAGCTCAAGAAACCGGAGGGGAAAGATGATAATTGCGGGAATTGATCCAGGAAAGGGTGGGGCAATCTGTTTGTTGGATGAGGGTGGTTGGATAGTTCGCTTGGAGATTTGTCCCACCCTAAAGATTAAGAAGAAAAACGAATATGATATACGTGCGATGCGTGAATTGCTTTCCCAAGTGGATGTAGTGTGGTTAGAGAAAGTTCATGCCATGCCAGGTCAAGGCGTTGTTTCTATGTTTAGTTTCGGTCGAGGTTTTGGAATTTGGGAGGGTCTTATCATAGGTCGACACATTGCTCTTCAATATGTTCCCCCACAAACTTGGAAAAAGAAGATGTTGCATGGTTTACCTAAAGATAAAAACTCGGCCATATTGCGAACAAAGGAACTCTATCCTAAACCTATTAACCTAAGACCAACAGATAGGTGTCGTAAAGACTCGGTGGCTTTGGCTGAAGCCTACTTAATAGCAACGTATGGGTGGAATTGGGGAAGAAAAGAAGATGATGATTATAATATCTCTGGACATTGTGTAAATTGATGGTCTGGGGATAGCTTGAAAACTAAAACCCAATAAATAGAAAGGTCAGGTCGATCTCTATGGCTGTATGGATGTAGGTGCTTTGTCTTATTAACAGATAAACGACTTTTAATTTATTCACACTCCTGAAAAACCAAAGCCCCCGACCTAAGAAGCGGGGGTTTTGTTGGAGGAAAAAATGAAATGAAGGATTATAGTAATGATTTACTTACAGGTGGTTTTGTATTTATACTAATGGTTATTGGTTTATTGCTTTTCTTTCATGTTCTTGATTGGCTTTTTCCTTAAAAGGACCTACCACTCTATTTCCCAACTGGCTGCATCGGGGATTTCTTCTAATATTGGATCGGTGATTAGGTCCCCAAGGGGATTTCGTATCTCAATCCACATCTCTACATCTCCGGCATCAGAGGTCAATGATGCGGAACGAAAAACGTCAAGATAGACGTAACCCGTATCGTTAGATGTAGCGGTAACACCAGCAAGATTTACTGGTGATGCGTCTAATAGCACTGGTTCGTATTTCGATGCACCATAGATAGTAAGTTCACAATTCTCTTCCCAATCTCCTTCAAGATCAGGAACTATGCACCACACCCTGCATTTATCCCCTGATGGCGGCGTACCTGGATCAAAGGTCTCAACCCAGAATGTATCGGTGGTGTCTGCACTGATGGTCATATATTCAGGCGAGGTGATGGCGTTGGGTGGGTCTTGTAGATGAATGGTATAGGTGCTGGCATTCAGAGAGAACTGGCGTATGCCGTTGGCTGGGGTAACGTGTCCCCCTTGCCATTCTCCACTGGTAGAATCATAAATATTGATTATCACGCCCTTGACTGCCGTAGAGTCCGCATCGTTTAGAAGGTAAAGAGTAACTGTATATGCTCCCCAGCCAGTAGGGGCGGAGGAAATCACAGTGCCTACGGTGTCTACGTAGCGGACGGAATCAACACGAGCAACGCCGGTTACGCTGTCAACAACGGCAACGTTATCGGAGGAAGGATCAAAGGTGGAAGCCCCGTAATCAGCTAAAGCATCTTCACATTCAGCCTCTATTTTGGGCAACTCACCTGGGTCTAAATAAGCTTTCTCTGCGGTAGCAATAATAGTGCCATCTAAATAAACGTAAGTGCTTTTATTGTCAACATCCCCCCAGTTGATTCCGATGTTATCAGAAGTTGTTAAGGTCGAAAGACCCGATCTCAAGCCCCAAGCATTGCTTTTATCAATAGTGACTGAATCATGTAAAAGTAGGTGGGCTATCAATCGAACGAAGTTGCTATCGTTTGTTCTGTCGTATAATACCGCCAAAAGGGAATCTACTTCATTGTTCAGTAGCACTGTCCTTGAGCCAAAGCCCGCTTGAAGGGTATCTAAAAGAGCATTTACGGTATCGGTAATAGCCGCCAAGTTACCGCCACCCTGTCCCCAGTCGTCACCATGTGGTGCGTGGTCTTGGATTGTATCTAAAATGGCATTTACAGTATCTATTACTAACGTCTGTTTAGCAGAAGTCCCCACCCAATTATCTTGGTTCTGGAGGGTGTCTAAGATAGCATCGATTGAATCCCGCATAGCTACGAGCAAAGCAATATCATCATCCCAAAGTTGGAGGGTATCTAAAATGGCATCGGTCGTATCCCTAATTGCAATAGCCAAATCCCTTATCGAGTCCTGCACCCCATAATGATAAGTGCCCGCACCCGTGACAAGATAAGAGCAGGTTCCTATGCCCCTTACAGCCGAACCCCTCCAAGCCTTAACGCAAACAGTATATACCCCCAAATCAGGAGTAGCATTAGAACCTCTTCGGTGATATTGATAGTATCCAGTAGTCAAATTAAAGACACCCGTTCCGCCATCCGCTGTGCTTTCGGGTGCAGCATTATCAGGGGGATAGATTAAGATTATCAAAGAATCAGCATCCAATACCGCGGGATAGTAGGTGGTGTCTATTGTGCCAAAGTTGATACGAACACTGTCGGTCGATGCCGAACCTACCACTTTAGGCATAACATCTATGGCATTCGGGTTCTCACAGTCGAACCTCAAAATAATTACAGCTACGGCACAGATGAAAACAAATAGAAGTAGTTTGAGACTCTTTTTTATCATCTAACAATTCCCCCTTTCATTATGTCTTTTCTTGGCTTGTCTATTTCCGGTGGTTCCCCGGTCGAATACCAAATGTGCAATTTTGCCATGTCACCAGAAGATTCGTATGCATCAACGGCAAATGCAGAGGCTGGATTTACCACAACGATGAATGCCAAGTCATTATCTTCGCTCCAATCATCCCGATTGATGACTTCCTGAACAATCGTTTTTAGCTCTGGGCTGGGCTTATACCCAGTCCCAAGATCACTTGCAATCCATTCCACAAATTCCGTTGTTTGAATTCTTGAGCTTATACAATTATTTTCATCCACCAAAATCGTTGCACTCGCCGTATCTTCACAGAAAATATCAATATCTGGATCATCATAGCTGGTGGTGATAACATAGGTAAACAGAGTGCAAGCATCAATCGTTGTCCCTTGTGCAATGGGGATGGTGGTAAAGCGGAAAAATGCAAAGCTATCATTACTGGCATATCTCATGCTTACATAACCTGGAATCATGTAACAAAGTGCAATGTTATCCTCCTGTCCATCATCTAACTCCGCACCCACTACCTCTTCCGGCATCTGATCCCCCCAAGCCTGTCCATCAAAGATACTGAGCGAAGGCGAAGCACAAACCACAAGCAGGAGCACCGCCAACTGCAAACTGATAACTACTAATCTATTGATCTTCGACTTTTTCATTTTATCTTTTCCTTAACCATTCCAAAAGTGCAACAAAACCATGAAAATAAATCTTCAAATGTCGCCAGCTACGAATCTTCTTCAAATAAGAAAACACGATGCGTGGTCGAAAATAGAACTGCCGGAAGGCTTTCTTAGAACAGGATTCTAAATCCTCTACGGTTAAGCCTTTGGGAACAAAGACAGGCGACCAGCATGTAAGGTTGCTCCAGTCGTTCTCGAAGGATCCGAACTCTTCGACCCGCTCATATAACTCAGAACCTGGGAACGGAGTCATAAAGCAAAAGTGAACTTCGTCCAAAGGCAACCTTAAAGCAAAATTCTTAGTAGCTTCCAAACTTTCCTTCGTCTCACCGGGATTACCGATAATGAAGAAACCACACGGACTAATTCCAGCATCCTTAGTCATTCGGATTGCCTTCTTTATTTGAGCGATCGTGGTGCGTTTCTTGATTGCATCCAGGACGGCTTGGGATCCACTTTCAATGCCATACCATATCTGCCAACAGCCCGCTTCTTTCATAGCCTTCAAAATAGAGGGATTGACCATATCGACTCTCCCAGCACACGTCCAGCTAATCTTGAAATCCGCTTCATCTAACTTATCACACAAGCCCAAGATTCGAGAGTGCGAAGCAGTAAAGTTGTCGTCTCTCAATTGGATTTCTCTGATACCATAATTATCATGCAAATCCTTTATGAGTTCAAAAGTATAGTCCGCACTGTATGCCCGGAATTTGTTGCCAAATACACTGCGGTCACAGAATATGCACTGTCCGGGACAGCCCCGTGAAGCGACCAGCAAAGCCCCTGGGAGCCTCTTGACGGTATGCACAGGAGGACAGTAGTGCTTTGCCAAGCTTGGAAGCAGATCGAACGCTGGGGGCGGTAAATCGTCCAGATTTTCTATTCGTGGACGTTTACCAGTATCAATTAAAGAACCGTTGTTTCTGACAATCAAACCGGGAATGTCCTCAACGGTCTTCCCTGTTTCAAGTCTCTGCAATAAATCAATTATAGTGTAATCTCCTTCTCCGACTACGCCTATGTCAAATTCCCGATACTTTGACATCGTCTCTTCTGGTGTAGCACTCATATGCGGTCCACCAAGAATTGTAGTAACTTCTGGACACATAGTTTTCACCTGTCTTGCGACTTCGGCTGCTTGTTCAATAGAAATCGTCACCGCAGTAATTCCCACATAGTCAAATCTGCCAAACTTCACTTTATTCGCCACTTCTTCGGCATCCATCTTTAAAGCCGAAGCATCTATAATAGCCGTCTCAAAACCATGTTTCCTTGTCATTGCCGCAAGATTAGCCAAACCAAGAGGTGGTGTCTGTCCACCACCTTGAGACTTAATCCCATAACGATCTTTAGTCGAAAGAAAGGGATTAACAAACGCTATCTTATTCATATTCCAAATCTTCCTCTCAAGCCATTGGGTTTCACTTATTAAAGATCGTTATTACCGCCCACGCCACAAAGAAGATACCGGCTGCAAGTAAAACCCATAGCATAAGGTGCAAGGCGTGTTTTCTCATTAAGATTCCTCCTCAATCCAATCGGGGATAACCTTCACAAACATCATTGGTGTCTGATCTGTTGAAACGGACATCCTCCTAATTGATTTAACGTCTCCCGTTGATTGAGAGTCTTCTTCGTAACCAAAATCAATAATTTCACCATTAGTGCCATAATAAGTACAGAACGTCCAAAGTGGTTTTATTGGCTCTTGTGATTTAAAAAAATTCATCTTTTCCTTTCTCTCAGGGCATAGCCCCCAGCCACACCTGACGACTATGCCCTCTACCTACCTGTTATTTTTTCCTCTTATCCTCAATCCCTTTTCTTTTAAGGCTGGCTCCCGCAACCCGCTTTGCCGTTTCTTCCGACACTCCGCAGATTTCCATGATCTTGTCTACGGACTTGTCTATAATATCCCAAAACTTGTTGTCGGGATATCGTGCTACCATGTCATCGGTTACATCGTCTGCTATGAGCAAAGCATACTCTGCCACCTTATTCTTTAATGCCGTATCCAGAAAAGGCATTAACCATCTCCTGCAAGCCCATCCGACAAGGAGCAGGGCCAACATTGCAATCGAAGAATCAACCGGATGTGCAACAAAGTCAAAAATCCCACCAAAAAATCCAGCTTGAATCATAGTATTAACCTCCTCAAAAATCTAATTTCATAGACAGTCCAAGTTCGAGCGAGTAAACGCTCACCTCACCGGTGTTCGAGTATCCGCCACCCAACCATAGTCTCGTAGTCTCGGAAAGGTCAAAGAAAAAACCAGCATTAGTCAAGCTGGCAAACTGCACCTTCGCATCTTCGACCTTGCCAAGTCCACCTTCGACCGTGAGAAAAAGACCAGACTGTAGTGAGGGGATAAGGCGGTCGGTGAGCACGGAAAAACCGATCAGCCCATTATCAACACCCACACCCTCACCTGTCTTGAATCCCGTATACTGCCCCCAGATGATCAACTTCTCGCTGACCTGCTGACCAAAGCCGATCACGCTTCCACCGCCGAACTCATCGGTATTCGCACCCTTGAGCAGAAACTGACCGCCACCATAAACAATCGTCTCTGCCTGTGCCACCGAAACGGCAAAAAGCAGATTCGCAAAGCTCACTACAAGCAAAAGCACTCCTAAAATAGCTAACTTTTTAAGCATCGTTTTTCACCTCCTTATTCTTTTTTTTCAAAACTTCATCAGCATCATCCCACCCTCTCTTCCACGCTCCTTGTCTCCTTGAATGAGCAACTACTCTTGGTTCACCTCGCATTCTTGTGTCATATCCTTTTTGATATTTGTCTCTCAATACCTCTTCTATAACTGGCATTGATTCCTCCCCAAATCTAACTAAATCTCTCAAGGGGTTAGTTACTGACATCCTTTATCACCTCCTCTTTAATTTCCCCTAAGGATTTATCATAAACAATCTCTTCTGCTTCTTTCTTTGTTACAGCATGGACAGAAAGCGTTGACCAATCTTTAACTTTCCCGGACTGCCCCCCCTCTTTTCCATGAATCGTTATCCAGTGTTTGTCAAAGTCCATAGAGAATTCAGAACACCCCTCCTGTTTCCCATCCCAATTCACTACAAATCCACCTTTAGCCATCCTTTTTCACCTCCTTTACTGAATTATTCCCCTTGAACCATGTCTTTATTCGATACCTGAAAAGCCAGACCGCAAGGGGGATTAGTAAAAACATCAATAAATCAAGACCCTTATTTATGAGATGATCCAGCCAAGTTAAAGTCATTTGGAGTCCTTCCATTTAAAAAGAGTTTGAATCTCTTTTTCTTGTTTTTCACTACGCTCGTCTAAAACCGCCACAGTCTTATCTATTCTGTTGACCGTTTTCTCAAGTCCCTCAAATTCATTCCTTTTAATAAATCCCCCAAAGTCATTCCTCTTTATCCGCCAGACCGACCAGCCTATCTTAGCTACAGCACCTATCAGGAAAAGCAAGAATGTCCCAAAAGCCAAAAGCTCTCTTAATGTGAAAGTGATCGGTTCGGTCATGGGCTATCTCCCTTCAAGCGTTTTAATGAATTCCTCCAATTCCTTTTTGGCTCTCTCGTAATCAAAGTCGGGATCGCTCTGATACCTTTTCAATACCTGTCTTGCCATGTGCACCCCACCTTCAGGTGGTGCATTAGGGGTATATCTTTTAATAATTTGAAAGCCCTCTTTATTAAGTGCTATGTCTTTTATCATGCTTATTATAGTCTCAGTCTTACGTTGCCCCCTCCATAGAGTCCTTTGTTTTGAACCCATTGATACCGTATCCATTGGTGCTATTTCCTGTTCTTTCATAGCCACCAAAACACTTAATACGTTTTCGTAATTTTTAATAGTTACTTTACTAAGTTCTGGCATTTCTTTGAGTTCGTGACTTTTTATGGCAGTTTTCACAATATCCGTTGCTTCGTCTAAGTTATTACCCGTTTTCAAAGTATCTAAAACCCGTTTGTGTTTTTTAATTATTTGTTTTTGCCAATCTGATCGGTATCCCATTCCTCGTTCATGTGTTTTAACAGCCACGTCTTGCGTCAAAATAGCTTTATAATACTTTGCCTGCCAATCTTTCGGCTCTCCCTCCAACCATTTTTTGACCTTAGCACTTACCTTCCCCGCCATCCGCATCAGAGGCTTATCAATAATGGATGCTCCAGGGAACATACCAGCGTAGGTGACTTCTTCGGTTTTGGGGATAGTGGAAATAGGCTCCCCTTTCTCGGTCTTCTTATATTCCAAGTATTTCATAAGGTTAAACTTATAGCCTGAGTCCTCAAATTCTTTCTTCGCCTTTTGCCACTCTGCTCCCCCACGCCCATACTCTTTTTCGATCTTAACAAATTTGTCGTAGGGATGAGCGTAGGTTTGTAGCCCTACTCCGAAAACCGCAGGTATACCGAGAGGGAGCAATCGAGGATCCTCCTTAGCTAACTCGACTATATCTGCCACAACCATAGGGATAAACCTTCTCCCCACTTCCTTGGGAATACTCACATCCTCACCAGCAAAATCCTTACCTTTCAATAGGGTAGTTGCAAAAGAAGCAAGGGGAGATTCCTTGTATTCTACCTGCTGCAAGAGAATATCTAATCGGGTGCGTGGCTTATATCCCTCCCCCAAGATAGTTTCTTTTCCAGTAGTTGTGCTGATGGTTCTTCCTATTAATAGTTGTGCTCCCGCCCTCATAAATTGTCCAAAACCAGCCAATATATCAATTCTGGTATTCCTAATTTTAATCTTTCCAAAATCAGCACTTAGGGGATTCCAGCCTGCCTCTACACCCGGTGTCAACTCAGCTAAAGTTAAAATCGTTACGGCTGTTCCACTGGCAGTCAGGGCAGTTTTTATGGCTTGTGTGCGGACAAATTTCGGCTGTTTAATATAATAGATAGGATTCAGCAGTTTCATGCGTGCCATGTTTAATCGTGGAGAAAAGAAAAGGGCATTAAGAGCTACAGCCGAACTTTCAAAGCTACCCAAATGACCCCTACCCGTTCCATTATTAATAAAGTCAGCGATCTTTCTCGCTAAAAGCGGATTCTTTCTGGGCTTGAAACCCATGCCCTCTGCATCCTTAACCATTCTACTGAATATGTCCAATCTATATTTATTGGCGTATGATGTATAAGCTCTGCTTGAAGCCCTTATTCCTATACCGACACCGGGTATCTTTTCAGCCCATTGAGACGCAAACGCCTCTTCTCGTTGAGCCATTATTTTCCCCAATTCAGTAAAAGAAACCTTGCTTTGTTTTGCAAACATGAAATCTGGATGCTTGGTCAAGGCTTGCCGGGATGCCTGATACGCTTTTTCTGATCCAAATATTTTGAATTGTCCCTTCCAAGAATCCCAAAATTGCTTTCTGTAACGTGGAGCCATAAACGCTCCCTGTCTTAGACCAAAAGATAGATCAAAAGAAGCCATTACAGCACGAGGAATATTAGCTAATTGCCAACCTGCCTCTTTAATTTTTTCCCAGAAGGGTCTTTTCTCCATGACGGTTTTTATGAATTCCGCAGGAAAAATTTGCTCCAATAAAGTCAATTCCCCTTTTGTTGGCACCCTGCCACCATGCTCACCGAACATTTTAACCAAACCCTCTCTGGCTGGCATCTTCTCAAACTCAGTAAGGAATTTACTATCCCTTACCATATTAAACAGATTGTCAAAATCTGCTTGTGATACTTTGCTTCTGATTGACTCAAACGT